ATGTCTTGGGGTGAGGAGTGTTTATCAAGCGCCATGATTAGATTGGATGCAAGATCCTTAATCAGTTCTACATCAGCCATTCGATTGGTATAGAGTGGAAAGCACACCAAGGAAAGCCGTGTTTATCGGCCCATTTGGCATAGGTTGTCTTAGACCCTTTGTAGATCTTGTTATAGGGAGTCTGAAATACGAATCGAATATCAAGGTCAGGATTAGCAGCCTTCACAGCCTTCATCTTCCTACGATCTTCTTCAGTAAGGTGACCTTTGGTCTCCAGATAAATGCCGTTAGGAAGTAGAAAGTCAGGCGTATAATTGCATTGCAGCAAGTAAGGAACCTTTGTAGACTCGTATTCATATTTAACTCCCAGGTTGGAGAGAAGATCAGCGACCTTCTCCTCCAAGCCTGAGCGGAAAGCCATTAGAAATCTTCTTCTTCAGGTTGCTCAACAGAAGTAATGTTCGGTTCACCAGCCTTAAAGCCAGCAGTCTGCCCAAACAGAGCAGCCACCTCTACATCCGATAGGTCTCCTTTGTCGATACCTGCGGTTCCGTTGAGAGCAATAACTTGTACACCCACGAGTTTGAGACTCGTACCATAGGTAACGCCGTCTCGGAGAATATAGGGCTTTTGTTTAAATGCGAGTTTAACTTGCGACCCACTGTAAAGGGGAGTGGAGTCGTCAGTAATAGGTGTTCCCTCAGAATCCACCACGGGCGGACGGGTCTCTTCATTCCAACTAAACTTGACTTTGTACTGACCCTCAGACACCTCTTCCCAAGGTTCAGGCTTGAGAGTAGATCGCTTAGGGTTCTTGAGTTTTGATTCAGCCCACTTAAGGGTCTCGACTCGATCTTGTTCCAGACGCTCGACAAGCTTGCTATCTACGATTGCAGACAGGGAGTAGCCGAACTTGCTGGGCTTCAGTACAGCTTGGTAGCCCTCAAGGACAACAGGCTGTGGGGTAACGTGGATGGTTTGTGCCATTAACAAAAGAAGTAGGTTGAATCAATCACGGTCTCTGGTTCCAGATCACCAATAATTGGAGGCTCAGTCTCTGCGCCTATCTGTTTGCCCCAGTCACGAAGGTAATCGTGTTCAGCAAACAGGTGCATGTAGATCTCTCTTACGACAGTGGATAGTTGACCCATGTCAGTAGCACGACACAACACTGAATCATGTATGAGTGCTATAGGAGAATCAAAACGCAGGACGGATAAATGTAACAGTGAGGCATCTAGTGAATGGATGAGGTTAGGACTCGTTGCGTTCTTGTGATGGTTAAGGTCTACCTCATCGGTATCCCCAACAGCCACTGACATCTTACAGTCGCCTAGTAACTGCAGCTTAAGCGTCTCAACCTGTTTCTTGTTGAGCTTTTGGTGTACAACAAACCCTGATGGTGTGACCCATTCAAGGTGTGTAGCACCACGCTTGATAGCAGCAGCTACCTCAGACTCGATCCATTTCATTACCTTCATAGGACCAGGAACAATACGGTTCATGGCACCACGGACAGCATTAACAACAGCTGTCAATTCATCCTTATCAAGCTCAATACCATCCTCCTTGAAGGCGTCACGAATGTAACCCCTATTGGAGAAAGGTTTAGCGTTGTAAGGAACGGTCATAACGACCCTCTTGGTCTTCTTCCTATCCATCAGAGGTTGAAGCCTCTCTGGACAGTCAGGCCTAGCAGCCTCTGCAACAACCTTGTAAGCGTCTTGTGGTTCAGTACCAGGCAAGACATTAACAAGGCGTGCTGTAGACCTATCACGGGCCAATCCAGCAAGGATCTGTAGACCAGAACAGGTTGCATCTGTAGCAACCATGAGTGATGTGAACTGCCTATCGGCAACTACGACACAATGGTAGTACTCTTCACATGCTGCTAGGAATTGCCACGGTTCTTCTACCTCCTCCCATTCATGGAGGTATTCAATAGGATCGGTGGCGACACGGCTGATGAGTGTGATGTTGTTGTGTACCCAATCAAGTCGCTCATTCATTGTGGCTTTATCTAAGCCATAGGTTGTAGCGACCTGAAAGGCTAACCATCCCTCAGCATCAGGTGTCATGTATGCAGGATCTGCAAACCTCAATAGTGACTTACCAAAATCGGTATCTTGAGGTGTAAGGAAAGCAGGTATAGGGTATGCTCTCCCTCGGTAGTCAAACGACCATGGAATAAAGAAGCGGGGTACGTCCTTGAAACGTTCCACCGCCTCCATCGTCATTCGTGTACGACAAGAGCGTTTGAACTCTTGTGCGTTCCTATTCATCACCTCTGCTGCTCGTCTTCGATAATCCTTACGACTATCGTAGTTAGTCTCAATGTCAACAGGTTTAGCAGGCAGTTCGTGATGCATAATAGGAAGGAACTTACCAACAGAGCGTTCCAGTCTGCTTAGCTCTTTGGCAACTCCAACAATGAAGGGGTTGAGTTGGTAAGCCACCTTCTGAATCTTGTTCAGAAAGGTGAGGGGTGTTTCCCCCTGTATAGATGTCCTATCTCCACGGCGAACCATGTCGTGACCACGCATGACCTCATTGAGTAGGTAACCACCAGGCCTTTCATTGGACCAGTCGTTAGGTTCAATCAGCATGGGCCAAGCCAGAGGTGAGAACAACTCAGCATCATTCATTACCTTATCCTTGATCTCAAGAAACTCAGGTGTTGGAATGATGTAGTTAACCCGCTTCTTACCTTCTTGTACCATATTCTTATCGAACCAACCAGATGTTTGGATTATGCAATCCAATAACCAGGCGCCAAGCTTAGTTCTATTGGAGGCACCCCACCCCTGCCACTGTTGTACCTCGTACCTATTCATTAAGGTACGAATGACCACCATCTTTTGGTGAGTACCAATGCTACGGTGCCAGTAGTTCTTCTTGAGAACATTCAATAGACCTGGTGCTGAACGTTCATAGTGGCGCATCTGGCATTCAGCTTCAACAGCTGAACCGATGGCTTCGCATACAGTAGTCAGTTGATCACTACCTTGCTTGACACTGAACACCTTATCAAAGGTGATCTTTAACGCAATGGCAGCAGCAGCGAGGGGCTCAACATCAGCAAGATACTGTTTGATCTCCTTGAATGCTACTCCGTTTTTTCCTCTGTGGATTGCGTAGTCAACACTTTCTTCGATACGCTCAACCAACTTAGGAAGGAGAGCATCAATAGAAGCCACCCCATAAACTGTAGCGGACGCATAACTTCTTTCCTCTAGTTTGCGTGTGTTATCCCTTAAGCGTTTAAGACCCTGACGAATCTGTTCACGCTCTAAATTGACTTGTGCCTCAATCTGGGCGGGTGTTGCCATAGATTACTTGCAGTGTTGTTTGATGAGTGTGGTAACAAATACTTCGTCTTGTTGACGAGCAAGTACTCGTGCCTCAAGCTCAACGTTGAATTGGTGATTGGGATAACCAGCACCAACAAGTTGTATGTCCTTAGGCTCAGCTGCCTTAATGATGGATTCTGCTGAATAGATAGGACCACCTTTACAAGCTTGTGCTACATGCACAGCTTCATGGAGAACGGTGTCGTACAACTCAGCGTTATCACCTCTATGATTACCTACACAAATTAGGTACTCATCAATGACACGAGGTTGGAAACTGTACTGACCCATGAGTGAAGGATCAGAACACTTTTGTGGGTGGTCAATAACAACTGATGTACCAGTTGCTTGTATCGCTGCAAACAAAGAACGCAGTTGTGGTGAAGCATGGGCAGGAATAGCCCACGACAAAGCAACAGCAACTGCCGCAAATACGGTGGATTTCATGTATGAGATTGCGAGCTAGAACTTTGATTCACGCCTAGATGAGGTTCAGGGCCTCAGTACGAGCCTTATCTGTGGTCTTGGCATACCGAAGTGTGGTCTCGATACGCTTATGACCCATCAGGTCCATGATGGTTCGGACAGGAACGCCTGCCTCTGCACACCATGTACCAAAGCTGTGACGCAGCGTATGGAAGACATACGACTCGTCCTTACCGATGTATCGGTTCAGCTTCTTAAAGACTCGTAACAGCTGGTCCTTGTCGTTCCATTCATCACCAAACACACGAACGTTAGGATCAACGCCTTGAATGCGTTTAGCTAGGTTACGCTCGATGTGATTGTGAATAGGAATAGATCTGTAGTTACCAGCCTTAGTGACTACATCAGGGCGACCACCAACATGAATAACATTCAGACCGAAATCTACATCCTTAACTTTGAGGTTAAGTAGTTCGCCTTGTCGCATACCTGTATAGGCAGCAACTGCGATAATGTCAGCAGCATCCTCCCTCATGAATGGGTCAATAGCCGCGTACTGCAGTTGGTTTACCTCTTCCTTGGTATAGAAAGTAATGCGTCCTTCATGCTCCTTACGACGTCTGAACTTAGCAGGTGCTGGTATTAATCCGTCGAAGGCACAGTGGTTAAGTACGGTAGAGACAGCAGACACGATTCGATTGATCGTCGCATCTGACTTGCCTTCGTCTTCAAGCTCAGCGGATACTTCGTTGATGACAGGTTGGGTGATTCTTCCAACAGGGAAGCTAAGCCCTCTAATCCTTGTGAAATGTCCAGCATTGATTCGAGAAGTCTTTGCTCCGTTTCCATGTCGCCATGCATGTCTTGTTTTGAATGTGTAGTCAAGTGCTTGACCCCAAGTTTTAATGTCAGTCATTGAGTGCGTCCTTGAGATGGGCAATCAACGTCTTTCCTTTAGAAGAAAGTCGAAGGGTGATTCGTCTTTAAAGTAAAGTAATGTCATGCATTAGGTGTTGACAATACAAACGTATCATCGGTGAGTTGTTCAGCTACCAGCTGCAACAGTTCTTCACGATACGGGTGCATGTTGACTTCTTCATACAGAGTGTCAACAAGAAAGTTGAAGGTAGCTTCAGTCATTAACTTCTTCAGGGTAAACGTGATGAATAGCTTCGTGATCAGCAACCGTAAACTCCACATCAGGAGTATTGATTAGCTGATTAACCTTCGATTGAGCAGCACTGCGCTTTTGATAGACATGCTCAGTCGTCTTTTTAGTGTTAATGTTGGTTACACGAATAACACAACACACTGAACTAGGTAGCTCCCAACCTGCTACCTTCCACGACATGATCTCCTCAAAGGTATGAGGGATGAAGTCATCATCATCGGCATCCTTGTATTTCTGCCAATCATTAGGGAAGTACTGTCTGCTTTTAGCCAATTACCATTCCTCCGATAGACGTACATTGAGAAGGTCAAACCCTTCATCCTTAGACAACTCAAGTGCAGCCCATGCTGCTGATTCTTTGTCCTTAGCTAGGACATACCAAATACCGCTTGTGAGTGTGACTTCGTATTCTTTCATTAATTCTTGACGCAAAGGAACTTAGCTATACGCTCTAGTTGTTTAACGGCGTAATCAATCTCAGCTTGTGTGTAATAACCACTGCTTCCATGAGTACGAATACCCTGAGCAGCCATATCAATTAGCTCAAGACGAATCTTACGCTCACGATCAGTAAGTGCTTTAGCCATAATCAGATGTTACGAAAGAAGAAAGTACCGTTGTTAGTCTCGATAGCGTTGAAGTCATAACGCAGGTTGTGATCCCATACGTCCTGCCAATCAACAGAAGCAAGAACAATGTCAGGAATTTGTGCATTCATGACTTCAATACAGAAGTACTCAGCAAACTCCTTCTCTGCATAAGCAGCCCAACTATCGTGGGTGTACTCATAAGCATCCTCAAACTGACTAGCAGTTTCAATGCCTATGTCCTCAAGTTCATCCATGAACTCAATCGTTTCCTCATGAGTCCACTTCTCACCTAAGAGATCAGTGATCTTGTCGTACAACTCCTGATCATCAGTGGACAGGTCGTCGTACTCAACATCAGCAGCATCGCTATCAAGCACAGGTGTAATACCCTTAGCCCTCAGCAATTCAGTGTAGAACTCAGTGTATGCAGCAGTACCATTATCATTAAGGTAGCCTGCATCTTTGATCATCTCAGTGCGAGACTTCTCTTTACGCTCAATGAGCGGCATGTAGTCATTAACAAAGGCGACAAGAGAGTCACCAGTCAGTTTAACAATAGGAGTGGCAGTCATACTAAGTACGGCGAGTGAGTGTGAGTCACGAAGTGCGAGCACATCGTGTGAATCAGTTGAACTCTTTGTTGTTCAACTCAATAAGATCTTTGTTGATCTTAGTAGCTTTGTAGTACTTGCTAGTAATACGATTGGCTCGTTGATAGATCGTTGCCGTAGCAAACAACCCAATCATTCCAATCACAGCAAGGATGATGTTTGTTTCAGTCATTGTAATCAACTTGGTATTCAGCTTCAGGATAGAACTCGTCCATGTATTGCTCAACTGCATCCTCATTAGGATACAGCTCAGCATCTAGTTGAACACTGTCGTCAGTGTTAAAGAAGATAATGTCCCAATAAGCCATAGTTAAAGTGTTTTACCTCTGAGTGTGAATTAGTAACTGTTGCTAAACAAGTACTCACTGACTTGATCATTGTTACTGATATAATCAGCGACATCATCTAGATCATAGAAGAGATCGCCATCAATATCACCACATGGATCAATCAGTGCATATGCAGTCTCATCATCGTCATCAATAACGATTTGGAGATCACATGATGTGCACTCGTTAAGTGCATCCTTGAGTTGATCGAATGTGTACGTCATAGTGTTAGTTACTGTAGTGGATTGATTAACGAGAGGCATTAGTATGCCCAAACTTAACAAGCGAACTGTGTTGTTTGCCTACTTTACCAGTCTTGGACTTCTCTTGATCTACCCAACAACCAGCACTCATTCTCAGTGTTTTGCAGGGTTTGTCATTAAGAGTCCAGGTAACATTGTTCAATCGTTTGCGTTGCATAGTATTGCCTCCGTTACTGTAGTGGATAAATTAATTAAGTGCTCATGATCTATTATGCCTGTGAGTCGGCTAATTCACCAGAGACTGTGGGTCGTTCATGTTTGTTTTAACTAGCTATATCGCCTAGCTAGTCCTTGCATCTCTTGTTCTCGGTCGGAGGGTATCCTATCGGCTCTCGCTTCAGCTTTCAGTGAAGGTTGTCTCTCCCCCACCGACTCATGTACAATACCATGGCTGCCCCGATGTGTCAAGCCCCAGAACCCAGTGG